CCACGGTCTATAAAATATTATTATTCTTTCTTACCAGTAGTTATTTTTATTGACTTCATTTTTACAAAAAAATAAATTTTTATTATCTTTTTTTATATTTTGTCCCCAATTTGTCCCCAAATTTACAACTATTATTCTTTATAATTCCTGTTTTAAAATTATTTTCCTTTTTTACTGTTTTATAAAATTATACTATCATTTTATTTTTTGTCAATAAAAAAAGAGGACAGTCGTAAAGACTGCCCTAATTTATCAACTCTTTTATCTTTGCAACAAGCTCATTTTCTATTGTCTGCATATGTGCTTCTACAGTTCTTATTGCTCGTTCATATAATTCTTTTTCAGTAGCTCCATCATCTTTTAAATCTGAGAGAATATTAGTGAGAATATTTTTTGTCTCAATAAATTCTTTTTTCAGAATATCATAAATTATTTTAAAAGTAATATCATCTATTACATCATGCATTTCCGTTTCAAAGTCTATCAATTTCACATTAAAAAATGTGTCAATTTCTTTGTTAATGATAACCCAATTTTCTTTTATGTGATTATTTTTTATGTATTTGATAACTCTTTTTTGTATGCTCCATCTCAGATCCTGAATTTTAAGTACGAGAGATATTTCTAATCCTTTCCCTCGCAACATATCATTATTCAGCTGATTTTCAAGTTTTGCTAAGACTGATATAACTTTCTCCTGCTGCTCAAAAAGCTTTTTCTGCTGTGTGATATATATATAGCTTATAACGCTCATTATACCTAACTCAACAATAGCTTTCACTTCATTAAAGTTAATTCCCACAAGTTTTCCTCCTTAGTTGCTACAGCACAGCAGGATTTTCTTTCTTTTCAATGTTGAATATATCCTGTACAAGTTTTCTTGGATCAAGTTCCACTCTTAATATTTTAACAGCTTTATGTATTGCTTCTTCTCCAAATTTTTCTACGACATCAGGAATCCATTTTCTATCAATTTCTTTTTCTTTTATAATGTATTCCTCTGCCTTATCCCAGAAATTATTTACAACAGCCTCAAATTTTTCAAATCCTGCTTTTCCTGCATTTACTATCTCACTTCTGTATATTGAAGTTTTTGCAAGTTCTCCTATTTTGTTGATAACATACATTTTTACCATTGCTTCTGTCATTTTACATCATCCTCTCTTTTATTTTATATTTTAAGCCATCTGACAGGCTCAAATTTGAATTTTATTCTGTCAAATGAGCTTTTCCGTGTAGGCTAAATATACAAGTTTTATTTTATTTCAAAGTGAGGTGTATCGTGCATTTTCCAGTTTCCACCCCACTCAACATTTACTCCTTTTTCTTTCGCTATCTTTAAGATATGATCAGATATAATTTTTAATTTCTTATCATCATACCCTTCTTCAGACGTGAATTTTCTATATTCTCCGTTTTCGATAACTCCGCAAGGAAATATATCCACAGCATGGCCAAATCCATCAGCTTTAATTTGATGGTTAGATTTTGCTTTTCTTCCATCACAATTTGTTACAATTCTACCCGGTTTACTTCTTCCGATTTGATACAAAGCAAACTGTTCTTCTGTTGTCCTAGCTCCATCTGTGACTCTGAAATCAAATGGACTGTTTTTAATAGCTTCTTTCATTACTTCAATAAGTTTTGGATGTACTTTTGACATTTTATCTAAGCTTGCCTGACTGAAAGAATAAACAGGTTTTACGACTTCTTTTTCTGTAGCACCTGTTTCCTCAGTAGTCAAAATTATTGTTGTTCCTTCCACTTTCACATCAGTCACCTTTAACTCTTTTCCTTCATGCAAAAACTCAGTTCCTTTTAAATTTCCTATTTCCATTTCTATTCCACCTTTCTTCCTAATAATTCCATAAATTTCAGATATTTAAACAATTTTACTGGACTAAATGCACTTTCTTTTAATGCCATTAAATTGTATGTAAGACTATCATCCAGACCTTTATTTATTAAATGCAGACACAGTTCAGAGCAGAAATATTTATCTTTATATTCTATTCCCAGCTCCAGTAATTGAGCTAAAAATATTGCCCAATAATCGTACCCTTTTCCCTTTAATTTTTTAAACTCTTCAAGCACAATTGGGATTTTTATGCGATTATCAAGCTCGAAAATGTCCATATTTTCTTTTCGTACAAAAGGCTTTATACGAACTCCACCAGGATTCGACAAATAAACATAATCATTGTACACCAGCTCACAATGGCTATATTTTCCTAATGTCCTGATTGATATCAATAAACCGACAATTGATTTTGGCTTATGAAAACTTATATATAGCTTGTCTTTTTCTAACTGCATACTACCTCCTTTATTCGTGAGATTAATCGTGATAAAATCTCATGATTAATTCCATAACTTTTCAAATTCTTCTCTTGCATTAAATTTTTTAAGCTCTTCATCTGTCAGAGTTTTAAGTTTAGATATAATTTCACTTTCTGTTTTTATTGCTTTAGATAACTGTGACTGCATATGAAATGCCATTAATTTGAAATCATCAAGTGTCAAAGTCGGATAAACATGTTCTCTTGTATCCTTATCTATCAATTTCCACTCATTCGTTTCTTTTCTCCCAGTTATCGTCAGCAGTAAAATTAAACTCGTTAAACTATCCCTGTCGCCTTTCTCCCTGTTTTTTTGTAAATATTTACCTTTAAAAATAAATTCCTTTTCAGAATATTCAACCTTTAATTCAGATAATTCCTTTTTTATCTGCTCTGTTTTTAAATTTCTATCAAAGATTTCCTGCTGAATTTTAATTTTTCCTGCTTTATAGACTAATATATGCCCTTCAGCTTTCATTTTCTCATATTTGTTAAAAGCTTCCTCATTTACTTCGATACAATCAAAATTTTCAACATCCTCTTTTAAAGAGGGGTTTCCATCCATTTTGAAAAATTGTCCCGTTATTTTATCAACCCACAATATTACAATTTCCATACTACCTCCTATACTCTGACCCATACTTGCATTACTGTTCCTGTATTTGCACCGACAGAATGGATAACTGTCCCACGCAGTTCGATATGTAGCCCGCCATTGTTATGAACAAAAGCATGTCCACCCTTTACAAAAGTAACAGTTCCTCTCATGGCGTCACTCCCAACTTTGTAGTAGATGACTATTTCATTCCAGTTCGCGGGAACAGCCGCAATACTTCCACCAGGAGCTATATAATTGTTGCTGTTGTAAGTATTCGCCCAGTTAAATCTCCCATTTATGTTATTTGCATGATTCCATAAATTAGTACGGTCTGTATCCATATTATTCATCCTCTGGTCTCTGGCAGCCATGTCGTAGTTATCCATGATTTGACACCAGTTTCCGTTATTACGACCTGGAGTTTTATAATAAGCTCCAACCCCGTTTATATGGAAAGCTCCTGTATAATCTCCATTTTCGTTGAACATAAGTGCCTGATGTGGCATCCATGTCTCACTTTTATTTGCCCTTAAAACCCAATCAACATTATTATCTACCCTATACCCTTTACTAAATGGAATATAAGGCGACAAGTCAGGCTTTGGTGCTATTTCTTTAATTTTTGCATAAGTAATTATCCCTGCTTTATTTTCTTCCGCTAAATCAGTGTATTTTACATAATCATTATTAACTTCTGACTTAAAAGAATTGAACATCCCTACGGTCACAAGTGCCGCGGCGTCAACAGATAATGAAACATTATCGGTATTACTCAAATTGAATATAAGTTCCACTGTCACTGTACTCAAATTAATTCCGTTTGTTGCAGGCATGAAGTCAGCAGTACCTGCAACGGTAACTGCAAAAAGAACTTCTGTTCCTGCTGTATCCTTTGCATAGATTCCCAAAGTTTCCATACCGTAACCATTCATAAGTCCTGAGTTGTTGAACGTGGCTGTCACTTTAATCTGCGATGTTCCTATTTTCTCAACTTTACTGACATTCACCGTCTGTTTTACTTCATCAATATTAATAAGCGTTTCAAGGTTTACTGTATCAGCTAGTTTATTGCTTGATGCAGATATCTTCGTAAATGTCAACTCCGTTATTCCTGCAATTTCTCTAGTTATCAAATCTTTTCCTTTGTCAGTTATTCCTGTTCTTTTTATACTTGCCATTTCTATCCTCCTATCTCGATTAATGTGTTTATGTTTGTCACGGCTCCAACAGAAACACACAGCGTATTAACAACTTTCGGAGTAAGTATATTAATACTATTAAATCCTAAGTTTGCGGGCAGTATTGTCTTAAGCATATTATTCAGCTCATCATATTTTTTTGCATCGTCAAACTTCGTAGTAATTTCAAGCTCATATGCATTAAAATTTGGTCTCAGTTCGTAGTTTCCAGCACCACATAGCTGGTCCATTCTGTTTACTAAAACTCTCCATGTGTAAGGAATTTGGTCGTTCCAATACGTTAAAACCCTAAAAATTCTAATCT